TACGGCTTGTGCGTCAACGATCGATTTGGCCTGGGCAAGCGAATCCAGCCGTGGATGGTCGACAAGTGGGAGATGTACCGCATCGGCCAGTACTGCGATCAGCTGGTGTCGAACGGCGTGGGCGGGATGGAGCCGCGCTATCTGTGCGACCTGAACCTGCAGGGCAAGGCTGAGGCCTGGACGCTGCTGCGTGACCTGTCCGCGATCTACCGTGGGATGGTGTATTGGGCGCAGGGCTCGCTGTACATGCAGGCGGATATGCCGCGGGCGCAGGATATCGACTACACCTTCACCAGGTCGAACGTGATTGACGGCGACTTCGTGTACGGCGGGGCTGGGCGGGACACGCACTACAGCCGAGCGCTGATCAGCTACGACAACCCGGCCAACAACTACGACACCGACGTGATCCCGGTAACCGACAACGCGCTGCAGCGCCGGTATCGGGATCGCCCCATCGAGATCTCAGCGATTGGCTGCACCCGGGCGAGTGAAGCGCAGCGCCGTGGTAAGTGGGCACTGCTGAGCAACAACCAAGACCGGACCGTTACTTTCAAGACCGGCATGGAAGGGGCGAATGTTCTGCCTGGCTATGTCATCCCGGTTGCTGACGAGCTGGTTGCAGGCAGGCCGAATGGTGGCCGGATATCCGCGGCTGCGGGGCGCACCGTGACACTGGACCGTGACACGCCGGTGAAGGCGGGTGACCGCCTGATCGTCAACCTGCCAAACGGTACCGCTCAGGCCAGGACCGTGCAGTCGGTGGCTGGCCGCACCGTGACGGTCACCACGGCATACACCCTGCAGCCCGAGCCGCAGTTGCAGTGGGCGATCGATTACAGCGACCTAGCCGTGCAACTGTTCCGTGTGCTCAAACGCAAGCGCACGACCGAAGGCGAGTACGAGTTCACAGCGCTGGAGTTCAATCCGAGCAAGTTCGCGGCGATCGACAATGGCGCCAAGCTGGAAGAGCGCCCGATCAGCGTCATCCCGATCACCACGGTGCCACCTCCAGCCAGCGTTGCCCTTACCTCCGGGTATGCGATTGACCAAGGCATTGCGGTCAGCACCATGACGATCGAGTGGCCAGCTGTCGAGGGCGCGGTCGCCTATGACGTTGAGTGGCGCAAGGACAACGGCAACTGGATCCGTTTGCAGCGCGTCGGCGCAACATCCGTCGATATCACCGGCATCTACGCCGGCGCGTACCTGGCGCGAGTTCGGGCTGTGAGTGCGTTCGATATCACGTCGATCTGGCGGGATTCAATGCTGACGGAGCTGAAAGGAAAGGAGGGTGTGCCGCCCTCGGTCACCTTCCTGGCTGCCGAATCACTCCTGCTCAGCATCGCTATCAGGTGGGGTATCCCCCCAGGTGCCGAAGACACCCAGCGCACGGAGCTCTGGTACAGCCAGAGCAACAGCTTGGAGACGGCAACCAAGCTTGCCGACCTGGCCTATCCGCAGGCTGAGTACGTGATGCAGGGCCTGAGGGCTGGGGTGTCGTTCTTCTTCTGGGCGCGCCTGGTGGACCGGACTGGAAACATTGGCCCGTGGTACCCGGCTGGCGGCGGCGTGCTGGGCCAGTCTGGATCTGATGCCAGCCCTGTGTTGGAGCTGATCAGTGGCCAGGTGACCGAGAGCGAACTTGGCCAGGAGCTGCTGAAGGAAATCGAGAAGATCTCCGGCGACTTCCCGGGCTCGGTCAATGACCGGATCAACGAGGCGAAGCAGGAACTCGAGGATCTGATCACCGAGCTGACCGACCCTCTCGAGTACGTGCCAGCCAACGCTTACGCCAAGGATGACGCAGTGCGCAGTGGTCGGCGCCTGTACATGGCCATCGTGCCAGTGCCGGCTGCAGCCGACGGCAGCAATGCTCCGCCGAACCCGACCTACTGGGTCGATATCGGCAGCATAGCCGCGACGGCCAATGGGTTGGCGCAGGCCGTGGCCAAGAACACCGCAGACATCGCTACGGTGGACGGCAAGGTCACTGTGACAGCGGCCATGTTGCAGGCCGTGCAGTCGGCCTACCGCGACGACAATGGTGAGGGTGATCTTGCCGATGCGATGCGGGGCTGGGGGACGTTGGCCAAGGTTTCAGAGGAGTCCCGTACAAGGGCAACTCAGAACGAAGCGATGGCCAGTCGTATGGTCACGGTCGAGGCGCGTGTCGGTGAGAACACCGGCAGCATTCGTAGCCTTGAGCAGACGGTTGTCACCAACGAGCAGGCGACTGCCAGCAGGTTCACCGACGTCAACACCAAGGTCGGCAGCAACACGGCTGGCATCTCGCAGTTGGAGAAGACGGTCACCGACAATGAGGCGTCGACAGCCTCGCGCCTGCAGACGGTTAACACCCGCGTCGATAACGCCAACACCGCGATTAGCGAGGAGGTAATTGCACGAGCGTCTGGTGATGAGTCGCTCGGGCAGCGGATTGGCATCATGGAGGCGTCCTATACCTCTCCGCAGGGCGATCGCGACGACAACGGCGAAGGTGATCTTGCTGGGGCGATGAAAGCGTGGGAGAGCACAGCCAAAATCGCGGATGAGTCGAAGGTCCGGGCTTCTGAGATAGAAGTCCAGGCCCGCCGGACCGAAACCTTGGAAGTCACGTTTAACTCAGCGCTGGATAAGACCAACGGGGAGGTGCAGAAGACAAGCGCTTCGGTTCAAGTCACCAGCCAGGCCTTGGCCGCGCTGGATAACAAAGCAAGCACCATGTGGTCGGTGAAGATGCAGGTCAACGCCCAAGGTCAGTACGTGGCTGCCGGGATTGGTCTCGGCATCGAGAACGGCCCTGCGGGTTTGCAGAGTCAGTTCCTGGTGTCGGCAGACCGGTTCGCAGTGGTCAACGGCATCAACGGCGTGCTGTCGTCGCCATTCGCGGTGCAGGGCGGGCAGGTGTTCATCAACGAGGCGTTCATCGCTGACGGGACGATCACCAACGCCAAGATCGGTAGCTTCATCAGCTCGACCAACTACGTGGCGGGGCAGCAGGGCTGGATCCTGAACAAGAGCGGAACGCTTGAAATCAACGGCACGGTGGCTGGGCAGGGGAGGCTGACCATCACTAACCAGCGGATCCGCATTTACCACGCCAACGGCAATCTAGCGATCGATCTGGGTGTGAACGTATGACCGCAGGGATGAAGGCGTGGGACCCCAGCGCCCTGCTTTTGCTCGACATGACGAGCTCAATCAGCCAGATGGAGGGCTATGTCGACACCGGAGCAGGCAATGGTTCGCTTGTGATCCCGCTTGCTCCGCCTGGCAAAGAGCTGTTCTACGCCATCACTGAGCTGTCGGCACAGAGCAAGTACCTCGGGAAGCGTCCAGGGGTAACGCTCACCATCGGAGCGTCAACGGCAACACTTTCTTGGCAGTACTCCTACGCGAGCGGGTGGGGGTTCTATTCGCTCAACTGCCGAATCCACTACGGGTATCACTGATGTCTGCAGGCATGAAGGTATGGAAGGAGGATGGCTCTCTCCTTTTTGACACAGAGAAAATCACTTACGGTTTGCTGAAGAGCGGGTATATGAGCTATCTGCTCAGTTGGCCTCGCCTCGAATATAGATCGGCAAACTTGCCGCCGAATTCGGGGTCAAGCTACAGCGAATCGTCTGTCGTCGACGCCATACATGGATTCAGTGTCGACGGTGCGGTGGCGCCGATAGTATTTATCGTGGGGTCAGGTATATCGTGCGGCTCGTCGAAGACCGGAAACACCACGACGTTCTATTACATAGGCGCGAGTCCAACGACCAAGTTTTATTACTTCGACACCATGAGGAACACGCTATTCGGTGCGGGCATGAAGTGCTTCAGGGAGGCTGATGAGGTTCTGACCTTCAACTCCCTCCAGGTACCGCTCAACATTGTGTCGACTATCAGGGCTCCCGCCCCTCCGTCGCCGGGCTCGGCAGGCGGGGTGGCCACCTACAGTGTGCCCTTCGCTGGGGCCACCAGGCTTGCCACGCGATTCATCAACTCAGGTGTCTACTACTGCGTGTCCAGAATCTTCATCCCGATTGCCTCGGGGGAGTTCGCGACGGCGACTACGTTCTCGAGAAGTTTCGGTCAGGCAGCGATGGACAGCATGTCTGGGGCAGGGACATTCCCAGCGCGCGGAAATCAGCAGGCGCATATGGATGGTGCCTACGGAGCTGATGGGGGGATCTACTTCATGTCATGTGACGCAGCCAGGACCACGATGTACTGGGGCGCGCAATTTACCTACAACGCCTACTACAGCATACCCACGGATAGATACCCGGAAGCGCTTGTAATACGCACGGACAACCTCCCGTTTCCATTCAATTAAATCGGAGCAACATATGCCCTGGTACAGAGTAGGCACGGTCGCGATCACGGCTGGCCAAACAACGGTGACCGGTACTGGCACCAATTTCTCAGCGAACGGCAGGGTGGGGGATGCGTTCCTCGGCCCGGACGGGCGCTGGTACGAAGTCACTAACATCCCCAGCGGGACCGTGCTGAGCATCCTGCCGGCCTATCAAGGAGCCACGGTATCCGGTGGGACCTATGCACTCGCTCCCATGCAGGGCTACGTCAAAGAGTCGGCCGACCGGTTGAGGCAACTAGTCGATCAGTTCGGGGCGACTTTGGCAGGTCTGGGTGCGGTATCAACCGAGAACGTAGTTCCAGTGGCCAAGGGAGGTACGGGTGGTACTACGCCGGCATTGGCTCGCGCCGGTCTGCAGTTGGGGGCGGCTGCCGTTGCCGCGATTGTTGGCCCGGTCAGTCAGGCCGGCGGCGTCCCGACGGGCGCAATTTTCGAAAGAGGTAGCAACGCCAATGGCGAATACACCAAGTACGCCGACGGGACCATGGACTGCTTCCTCTACAGCACGGTGACGGATCAGGCTTGCGAAACTACGTATGGAAGCCTCTTCATCGGCACTCGGACCTGGACCTTCCCGATGCCGTTCTCTTCCCCGCCGGCAGTAAGTATGAACGGCAGGATTGCCACCGGCGCAAGCTGGGCAGGAATTGGGGGAGGGGTTTCTAACTTCGGTGCTACGGCTCGATTCGTTGACGCTTTCTCGCGCGCGGTTGGCGTCACAACTGTGATCTCATTTACAGCTAAGGGAAGGTGGTACTGATGCAACTGAATCTATCCCCCGTCCGTATGGACGAGCAACTCACGCTGGATCGGGATGGCGACACCCTCTACGTCAATGGTGAGGCTTTCGACTTCAGTCCTCTGGCTGAGGGGGCAACCCTCCCGCAAGGGGCTGTACTGTCCGACTGGTTCCCAGGTGAAGTCAGCCGCATCGATGGCGAACTTCATTTGATCATCCGCATCCCGCATGGGGCCAATGCACCTCATACCACCCGGTTCCCTGAGCCGATGACCATTACCCGAAATGGCCCGGTTGCACTTCCGATCTATAACTTGCAGCCAGCACTGCCGCTGACAGAGGTTTCTGCGGATGAATAATATCGATTGGTCCCAAGTCATCACGGCAGAGCAGAAATCTCAAGCAGCCGCCGAGCAGATGCTCGCCACGGTGGTAGCTGAGATAGCACAACGCCGGGCCGCTGCTGACACAGCCATCGCGCCGCTGCAGGACGCTGTCGACCTCGATGAGGCGACCGAAACTGAGGCCGCTGCACTGAAGCAATGGAAGCGCTACCGCGTGGCGCTGAACCGGTTGCCTGATCAGCCAGGTTACCCGGCCACTATCGATTGGCCTGCGCCGCCGGCCTGATCCGCACGCATCCACCGACCGCCGCCTGGCGGTATTTTTTTGCCTGGAGAAACCCATGACCGCACGCGGCGTACGCAACAACAACCCCGGGAACATCGACTTCAACCCTCGTAATGACTGGGTAGGCCAACTGGGACTGGAGCAGGGCACAGCGAAGCCCCGCTTTGCCCGCTTTGACTCGCCAGAGAACGGCATCCGCGCCCTGGGCAAGCTGCTGATCAACTATCGCGGCAAGGACGGCATGGCTGGCGTGGGCGGCAAGGGCATCGACACGGTGCTCGAGACCATCAACCGCTGGGCGCCGAGCAACGAGAACGACACCCAGGCCTATGCACTGGCCGTGGCTAAGCGTATCGGCGTGCGCACCACTGACCCGATCAACATCAAGGACCCTGCTGTGCTGCGGGGAATGGTGGTGAGCATCATCATTCATGAGAACGGCGGCAATCCTTACGCGCCGGCTGTGATTGATGAGGGCGTACGGAGGGCGCTGGCATGAAGCTCTTGGCGCTGCGCCTCGCTGGCGCCGGGCTCCTTATCCTGCTGGGCATGGCCGTAGGCGCGTGGGCCGCTATCCACCACTTCCGCCCGCTGCTGTACGATCAGCAGGACAAGGTCGCCCAGTGCAAAGCCGCGCGCGACAACCTGGCCGGGCTGGCTACGGAGCAGGGTAAGGCCATTGGCGACTTGATGCTTGCCGCCGCCGACCGCGAGGCTGTCGCCGAACAAGCCGTGGGCGTGGCCAAGGCCAGCGCCGACACCGACTACGCCGCGGCGAACCGCCTGCAGCAGGAGCGGAGCGGTGGCGACCAGTGCGCAGCAGCGACTTCGATCATCGACAAGGAGCTTGGCCTATGACCGCTGCAGTCAAATTCCTGCACGGGGTGGGGGTGCTTGCAGGCGCTTGCGTGCTGGCCGGCTGCGCGGGGCGGGCGGAGCCTGAACCCCAGTACATCCGCGTCGAGGTTCCCGTGCAGGTGCCGTGCCGCGCTCCGGATGTGCTGGCTCCACCGTGGGCTGCCGAAGGCCTGCGGAAGGCCGACAATCTGGAGGTGAAAGTGCGAGCACTGCTGGCAGAACGGCGGCAACGAATTGGCTACGAGCGCGTGCTCGAAGCTGCTGTAGCATCCTGTCGATAGCCTATGGCAGTTTCGAGTACTTCGCCTGCCTAAGGTCCATACACGGTACGTTCTTGAGCTATAACAATGCCACGAATGGCATAATCGTCCCTTTTGGGACCGAGAGTTATCGTGATGAATCGCAGGAGCTTTTTAATATCAGCAGGGATCGTTGGCGCATTCACTTCGATTCCGTTCGCCAGAGCGGGCGCACCGGCTGCGCCGCTACTGCTCAATGGCGCATATAGTTTGTGGTACAACCGGCCTGCGGTTGCGGTCGGCCCAGGCGGTTTTTTGTTCGGGTATGTGACCTCTAATGGTGAGGTTCTTGTTTCAGTAATCAACGACCAGCTGAAGCTCATCAGCACCTCTCGCATCCACAAGTTCGAGGACGCGAGCGATCATGGATCGCCATCTTTGATCAGGGTGCCAAGCGGGAAGCACGAGGGGAGCGTCCTCGCTTGCTTCAGTAATCATTCCTCACCGTTGATGTGCTCACGAACCCCTAGCTCCCAAGCATCCTCCGAATGGAGCAAGGCTCGTGTCATCGACTCCGGGCGGTCGACCTATGCATCGCTAGCAGCGCTTCCCGACGGAAGCATCATTCTGATGCACACGCAGCAGGAGCGCATCGGGCGGCACCCCTCGGGCGAGTGGCGCCGTGTTGTTGCTCGGACAACCAAAGACGGCGGCGACACCTGGAGCGAAGCAATCATGATTGCTGGCGAGGGCGCGGGGACCTTTCCCTACTCCACGGCGCTTTCCGTATCGGGAGGGGGTAAGTGCGCTATGACCTACGCCATTTACTCTGCAGCGGAAAAACGCCACATCGGGCTCACGGTGGTCGTAACCCAAAATGCTTTCCAATCCAAGACTGAAATCCCCATCAATCTCGGGCTAGAGGCTCATCACGACACTGTCCCTTATGAAACGCGATGGATCTCTGACAGCGTCATAGCGGTTTCCTACAGCCAAGTTAGCGCGGATGGCAAAAGCGCGCTAAGCAGGCTTGTTACAGTCGATGTGGATACTGGGCGGCAGCTGCAGAACGTACCGGTACTACCAGTAGCTGTACATACCTATGCAGGGGGCGCGGCAATCGAGGAGAGCGGGAAGTCGCTGATCTGCTCACCAGTCACAGGCGGACTTGTTCGAAAGTACATCGACTCGGATACGGTGGAAGAAATTGTCACAGCGGGAGAATATTCTTCCCCGTGGGTGTTCAACGCCGGAAGCCAGAACATGCTCGTAGCATTGAAGAGTCCCTACGTAAAGACCACTCGGGACTTCGGATCGGACATACTCATCATGCCGCTTTCATAGGGCGGCACTCTGAGCTGGCGCTTAAAGTTACCGGGCATTCACCGAGGAATAAGTCATTGAGCCCTGATACAGACCTAGTCCTGATGCCTGACCATGAGATGTACCTGCAGGTCACGGCGGCGTTGAAGCGCTATCACGAAGCGAAAGACATGGGCGCTCCAGCCCTCGAGGTTGAGCGGCTGCGCCAGATTTACGAGGCACACGCCCAGGCGGTCACCGATTACCAGCTCAAGGCTCTGAGCGGCAGAGGCGCGCCCGCGCACTGATCCTTGCCCGCCAGGCGGTGATTGCCGCAGTCCATTTGCGGCTTTAGGATACTGTTTTTATATACAGTATTGGGTGCCGCCATGTCACAACACTTACCTGCGCTTTGGGTCGCTGAGCTCGATGATGTCGCTGCCTTGACCGACGACCCTGAGGGAAGAGCGGCTGTGCTCGAGGTCATGGCCTTGGCCGCTCACCGCAGGAATGAGGTGGACGCCGACCAGCTCGCGGACATGCTCGAGATGGCAGAGGCGGCTCGTCTCTATGGCCTTGAGGCTGGC